ACAAACATAATGTTTGCAAGATGTGCATAAAAAGACAAACTCAAAAAAACTTCTGGATTCATTTTTATAATTAATATAATATATATTATATTGTTAATAAAATTTTATAAAAACATTAATAAAATTTTATAAAAACATTAATAAAATTTTATACAAATAACTACAAATAACTACAAATAAAAATATATTATATTATTAATTGTTACTGTAGTTGCATGCCGCATATGCTTTTTCGCGCGACATTTCGCGTGACGGAATACCGCCGCGCACCCATCCGTCTGCCGCCACACTTTCAACTAAATTTGATGGATTGGACACTGTAGAAGCAATCGATGGAATAAGCGGATAGTTCAAATAATTTGAATAGCACTGTTCTGATAATAAATTCACACTTCGTTTATTGATTGTCACATCACCTTGAATGAGTTTGGATTCAAGCAATGGATTGCATTCGCCGCGTCCGAGATACGGTACAGTTACAAACGGCCGCTGATTTAAAGAAATTCTACATTTTGGACGCGTAAGCTCGCTTCCATTGAATAGTTGAGAATTCACATCAATGTTGCAGCCACCTGCGCCGACCTGATGACCTCCTTCGTAAAAAATTCCTGGTTGACTGGTTGCAAATTCAATTGGTCGGGACATTGTGCAATCTGATGCAAAAAAATTTTGCAACATGTAGTTTCCTGAATTCAAATTCTGAACGTTTCGTTGACTTAATCCGCATGTATCATTTCCAATGCGCGCCATATTGTCAAATACATAATCTTTTACTGTTGCCATATGATTAATTAAACTAATGAATTATTATTTTATATATATATATATATATGTATAATAATATAAAAAAATCATTCTAAACTTGAATGTAATAAAAATATAATAATTGATTAAAAAATAATTAAATAAAAATGAGTTAATTCATAACACTGCCTAAACGTGGATTAAACCTTTGGCAAGCAAACTCGTTGCCTTCTTTGCATGAAATCATAGACCCGTAACAAAATTCTGCGAATGCTTTTTGGTCATTTGGAATGGTGGTGCTGGGATTTGTATAAAAGCTTCGCATGGAATCATCGAATTCGTATTTATCTCCTAAATCTGCAAATAATTTTTTTCGCAGCTTTTCCGCTTCCGTTAAAGTTCTTGGTTCAAAGTCCAAAACGGTTGCAACTTGTGTGCTGTGATTGATTTCCTTTTCAACCTCGGGATTATATGCCGGCGCAGCTTGATTTCGTTCGGGATCGTATGCTATTTCCGGAAGTAGCACATTCATCATCGGATTCGTAACACTCGGTGTAGTTAAATTCGGCTTTAATGCGGTATACATTTTTGAATTTACAAATCCTTCTTTATTTTTACCATTTTCGTTATTTGTATTATTTGTATTATTATTTTTATTCTTGGCACCATTTTTGGCATCATACTCTTCTTGATACTGCAACTTGTACATCATGACAAAGATTGCTAAAGTAATTGCTCCGGTGAAAAGTATATTTATATTTTTTGTAATTAAAAATCCTAAAAGTGTCAAAAGAATCACAATTCTTGAAATTGCATTCAGTTTTTGTTCAATGGACATGAGTGGAGCAGGCCATATATCCATCATTTCTTCTCTCTTAAACAGTACCGTTGGATCATTGACCCAAAAGGGCGTTGACGACAATTCTTTATCCATACTTGGAACAGGTTGAGGATAACTATAATTTGCTGTTATTCCAGTATTTGAGTTTGTATTTAAATCGTCATTTTTGTTTGATTTACCTTTATCCATGCTGTTAATAGTGTCTGCAAGTGACAGTGACACATCAGATGCTGACTGTGTTGTTGTTGTTGTTGACATTTTTTAGTTGTTCTTGGCGAATACAATGAATTATGAAATACTATAATGAATAATTATAATACTTGTATATAATATTATAATTATTTATTATTATTTTTGTAGTCGAACTATTTTATTAACATAACATCTCTCAAAAGAATATATTGAAACAATTATTTATTTCTTAACTTCATTTATTCTTTTTCTTCTTTTTATTTGAACCTGAATTTGTTGGTCTCAATGTGTCAACTGGAGTCCTTTCAACAAGTTCACCTGTACTAAAAACTTGTGTCGTTGAAGAAGCAAGAGCCGCGTCTCGTTGTGCTTGTTGTGCTTTTAATTTTTGCTGCATTCGCTCCTTCATTTGAGAAAGTTTCATGTTTCGTTGTAAATGACTTTGCATGGCTCCAATATTTACTTTACTTTTTCCACCACCACCACCACCCATTCCACCCATCATACCGCCCATTCCCATTTTGTTCAACATATCGGCTAAATTGTTCATTCCTGGCATCCCCTTCATTTTACCCAACAAGTCGCTTGCTTCTTGCATGAGTTCGCTCTCTTTAATTTCACCCGATTTGAATTTCTGATCCAATTTTGAACCCACATTTTTTACAAGTGACATCAACTTTCCAGGATTTTTAAACATTTTTTGAAATACATTTTTAAAATCCAAATTCTCTCCATTCTCTCCTCCAAACTCCGCGTTGAAATCCACATCCTTGGCCGTTTCTTCGGCAATTTCCTTGGCGAGTTTTCCAATTTTCCCGTTCAAAATGTGAGAGATGTGATCATGTATCGACTCCGCATTTGCATTTGGTTCTGCAGTGGTTCCATCCTCGTTTTTATTTACATTTTTTGCCCAGTCGAAAAAATTAAATTCGTCTGATGTTGGTTCCGAATCTGACGATGATGCATTCTTCGTATTTGAATCATTTTCACGATTGCCTTCAAACATGTTATACATTTGCTGAATGGTCTCTTCCAATTTGTTGCGCAGCTCATCTTCATTAATCGCTTCAAATAAATTCGCGGCATCCCCAAATGATTTTCGATCCTCAATATTTGTTATAATTGTCATTAAAATCAACTGCAAATACTTCCAAATCGTTTCGCGAGTGGCATCGCTAATCCCTTCCGTATTCCACAACGTTTTAAAATCAATATTTGGTAAAAAATGCGTGTTAACATTCGCATAATCACTTGAATTTAGATCAAAAATTTTATCATTTTTATACAGAATATCAAAAAATCTCTCGGGATACACTTTTGAACAGTAATCGTATAGAATTTGGACTACTTTTTGTGTGTCAGATTCAGAATCGGCAGCATTCGAAGTGTTGATTCCATTTGAATCCAAGAATAAACTCAGCGTGTTTTTATATTCTGGAAACGTGTTTGAAATATCAGCAAGAAATTCAAAAATCACCTTTTTAAACTCGTCTGGAATTTGTTTTTGTTTTTTTGATGACATGGATTTTTTTTATAAATAAAATATACTATTTATAAAATACTTGTAATGAATTATTTAAATAGTTGTAAACAATAATAATATATTATTTTTATTCATAATATAGTTTTGTTAAATTGCACAAATTCTGAATATATTTCATCGACTTTTGGTGATTTTCTTGGCGCATGTTTTTGACATAACCTCTTAGACGTTCAATAAAACTGTAAATGCTGTCCGTCATTGTAACATCCGCCGAATAATCTTTATTTATAAAAAAAGAAATGTCACCATTTTCAATAGGTTCTTGATAAGGTAACCGAATACACGTGTTCCAATACTCTAATACCAATTTGGGATTTGTTTTTTTGAATACATATAAAATATTTTTCATCGTCTTTACTTCATCGTCTTCTGGAAATACACTTTGCACATCTTCAATAAATTCGTCAAAGTGTTTATTGAATCCTTTTACAATAAATGATTTTCCAACACCAAAATCATTTGTATTTTTTTCATTATCACTATAATTTACTTGAGATTGAGAGTTCATTACTATATTTTTACTATTACTGTCTTATTTCTGTGTATAATATATATAATATAATATAATATACACTTGTATTATTTTTATATTATTTTTTATAATGTTTATTTTTATTCATTATAATGCAATTTTTTAGTTTAGCTTTTAGAGCAATCACGATGTTGCAGAAAACTGTTCGGTATTCCAGGTGTATTTGCAAGTACTGCACATGTAAACGAATTTCAAATTTGTGTCGTCGTATCGAATGTATAAAACCGTGCACGGCTTGTCTAATTCCGTATTTGTTTCGCACTCAACGTTCGGACACTTCATAGACTTGATTCGCGGAAGCGTTGGATCCAAGTGTGTGTATTCATTTACCACGTCCGCCAAATGAACATCGGATTGTTTGAAATACGTTTTTGATACGCTAATTGTCGACTCAGTATTTTTTTCTTCATTTCCGCAATTTCTGCACTTGTGAATAAGAATCTTAGTTGTCGGTTCTTCCGGGGTAGATCCTGGAGCATCTCCCATCGTAATATAATACATGTTTCTACACACGCTGCAAAACTTCATTTATTTATGTAAGCTTCTATTCTATTACTTATTGTAATTATATAATAAAATACATTTAAATTCAATTTTATTAAAAATAAAAAGAATAAATTAAACATTATGTAATATCCAAACCGTTAAAAAGTTGAATCAACTCTTCGTAATTCACTTTGAATCCAAATAAATAGAGAGATGAATAAAAGTATTCTGTATGCAAAACCTTTTCCCTATTGGCTTGTAGACGCCGCATAATCGCATCTTTATTCTGCAGATAATGCGTCTTCATAATGTTGTAAAAATGCTGACAAAATTCTTGGCTCATCCCGGGTACAACTTTTTGGAAATTTTGAATGCTCGACACAAGTTGATAAATTGAAAACGATAAATTTCGATACTCAATTAGCGAATGATAATTTTTAAAATCTTTATTGAATTTAGTTACTCCGGGCTCATTCAATATTGGTTCATTATCCATAACAGAAATTAGCGTGAGTAACACCGACGAAATGGTTTGACATCCGCTCCATTTCTCTCCGCGCCACGTGTTTAAAATATCAATACACACTTTTCCCGTTTTATAAAAGTTGGGATGAAAACGCGTGGTTCCGTCATTCGTACAATATTGCAACACAGGTGGCGAATGCGGATAATCAGGAGGAAATGTGAATTTAAAAAAATAATAACCGTTGCAATAGAGAGAATCTTTAGGACCAATAATAAGCGCCCAACCTTCCAACATATTGGTTTCGCTGTGCTTGTAATAAATGCCCTGATCATGTAGCGGATTTTTTACAATTTGTTGTATATCTTTTAGCAAACGTTTTACGGCATCTTTTGATATTGTGATTTGGACTTCTTCTTTTGACGGTTCATTCGCAATTTTGGTGTTGATAGTTGGCATTATGGTTTCCGATGACGTCATATTATTAATTAAATTATTAATTAAACAAATAAACAAAATACAAAATACTATGAATTAATTATTATTGTAAATTAATATTTATATTGTATTTGTTATTAATAAAATATTAAACAAACATATAAACATACATACATAAATAAATATTATACAACTATATTCGTATATGTATATGAAATGCTGCTATAACGGAAGAGTCGTGTATGCGTCATTTGCTGCACTCAGTTTATTGGGTTCATATTATGTTTATAAAAAAATGATATCTTTAAAACAAGTGTGGAAGAGTATTCCATTCATACATAAAAAGGTAGAAAGTGAAATACATAAAATGAAAGAAAAAAATGACGAGGATACTGAAAAATACCACCATAGTCTTATTGAAAAACTCCAGAAAAATGGAATAACAAATATAAGTGTAAAGGAATTAAATACGATTCAAAATACAGGTTTGAATCATCAAACTCTTGTTGCATTTTTGCATACATTAAAGGAAATGGATACAACACCAAAATTAATAAGCGGGACAATGTATGACGACCATGAAAATCAACACAAGGAAATTATGAAAACGGCGTACAATTTATATGCGTACACAAACCCGATGCACATTGATTTATTTCAATCGGTGGTATTCATGGAAAAGAGCCTAATCACCATGATAAGTAAACTTTTAGGAAACACGGAACACCAATGCGGTTCAATGACAAACGGAGGTACTGAAAGTATATTTTTGGCTTTAAAAACATATAGAGACATGAAGCGCGCAAACATGTCGACGAATGGATTTTTTAACGACAGTGCTAATAAAATAAATGTGGTTGCGCCAGACACTGTACACTGCGGAGTAGATAAATTGTGTCACTATTTAAACATACAGCTAATTAAAATAAAATCAAATCCCAATCATCGAGTTACACTTTACGATGTTCTTAAAACGGTGAATCATTATACAGCATGCGTTGTTCTTTCTGCACCGTCGTACGGTTTCGGCATTATGGATGACGTTGAAATCATTGCTCCAGCGTTGAAAGAACGAAATATACCGGTTCACGTGGATGCGTGTTTAGGTGGTTTCATTTGGATGTTTCAAGAAAAAAACATGGCATCAAAATATTCATTTCACATCGACGGTGTGACGAGTGTGTCAGCATGTTTTCATAAATACGGGTATTCGCACAAAGGTGTTTCTTGTATACTTTATCGAGATGAAAGCTTTTTAAAGTATCAATATTTTGTAACGTCCGACTGGGATGGTGGCTTATACGTTTCTCCAACCTTTTTGGGAAGTAGAAGCGGGGGTTTAATCGCACAAGCGTGGGCCGGATTTTTATCGCGAGGATATAATGAATATCGAGACAGCTCAAACCAAATCATCCAAGTCGCAAAGTATGCGCACAAAAAGTTACAAAGTGTTCATGAGTGTCGTATATATCCGCTTGATTTACATATTGTTTGTTTTGATGTGGGCAAAGACACGTATAAATTATATGACTATCTGATTTTCAAGGGTTTTAATTTAAATGCGCTTCAACACCCACCTGCAATTCACCTATGTGTTACAAAAACACATAATGAAACCATTATAAATACAATGGTTGAGGAAATAGAAACATTTATGAAATGTAAAGATACGTTGGACTATAAAGAAGATCTAGCACCAATTTACGGAATGAAGGCGTCTCTTCCAGTTTATCAAAATGAAATTTTGAATGAATGCATTTCTTCGTTCTTGATCAATAAATACTCATGTTGATTCAGATTGAATTAAATTTTTATTAAAAACGGGTGTAAAAATATTAAATATAAGTTTATGATTAAATTATATTTGATATATATAATTACAAGGTAATAAGTTTTTTTTAATAAAAATGTCAAGTACAAAAAATCCCATTGAAGAAATATACAAGTGTAGCATATTGAAACGACATCAAAGTATAGCGGGTGGCGTACCTTCACACATTCTTGTTTTTTATGGCACAAGCGGCGGCGGTTTTGCAGAAGAAACAGGAATATCGTTGAAAGATTTAACACGTCTTTATAACGCTTACATTGATGACGGTTCCAATTCAAGAATGTTTGAGGACATTTTTAGCAAAATGGAACTACGAAATATTGCAACTTATGACATTCAAGTGCACATGGTTCCATTTAAAATATATTCTGATGATTCAGTTGATGTTGTAAAACGAAAAATAATGTTGGCTATAAAAAGTGTTCCCGATCTGCTTGAATTCGGCTATGCATACGATGAATTGTTTTTGTTTTCAAAAACACCAGTAACATTTGATTCAAATGTGGTGTATCATAAAATGACGGAATTTACAAACGGCGAAGGCGAACACAAAGATGATTTGGAGTTCATAAAAACGTATTTAATGGGTTACACTTCATCTACGGGTGAAGCACAACCAAACGCTTCTGGAAACATATTATCAACATTGAGTCAATACAATGGAAAAAACATGTTCAAAGATGTTCCAATTGGACAAAGTATGCATGCTAACCTGTTTGTAAATCCATTTTTTAATACCAGCATTGAAAATGTAGAACTTTCAAAAATAAATTCAAAAGCTCGTCCATCGGAGTTATTGCTGCATACAAAGAACATTGTTCACAACACACTATTTGCATGTTTTGCGAGAGATGTTATGGGTTCAGAATCGAAATCAATATTCGGTGAAAATGAAGATGCAATTATTTTAAAAGCGTATTTTCCCCTACTGCATTCAGAAGGAGTACAATCGTTGAGCCAGTTGAAATCGGATTCCAAAAAAATACAACTACGTGAAAAAACGGATGAACTCATAGATTCTAAAGAATTTCAAACAAACATAAAACAAATACAACTGTTTTATGATATTTTCGAAAAATCAACAAAGCCGAGGTTAAAGAGTGAAGAAGCGGGAATCGTTGAAATAAATATTGAATTATTACCGGAAAGCGAATTTAATTTTCCTTTGGAACTTCTTTTTAAGTTGTTTCATGCAACGGAACAGTGTCAAGTGATCAAGTACACTCCGCAATTTCAAGACGCTATCTTAAGAATGTATACAAAAAATCGTACGAAAACGGGGAAAAAAATTCCATATTTCATCCTACAGAATGAATCAGAATACAGTAAAGTGTATGATATTTTTATGAAACACAAGAGAAGAGAACAACAGTTAAGTAGTTCAAACAGTAATCGTATTAGTATTTACATTCAATATGATAAGATGGAGAGACAATACGGGATAAGAAATAGTGAAAGCATCGTTTTTATTTGTGACTTTGATGAACGCGGTCACATTTTTATTCACGCATCTTTTAAAAACGCATATAACGAAGACGCGGTTGATGAAATGATACGCGCCGCAGTTTCCCCACACATACGGTCTATTGTTGAATATTTGCAACAAAATGGATATAAAATGCGCGAATTTTATTCCATGTATGATGATAATGTGGTTATACAAAATATGAAATATTTATTAATATCTAAACTGAATAATGTGGAACCGTTGATCTGGAAACGTTTTTATGGTTGCATGTCCAGCATAATGAAAGTGATTGAGAATAATTGGAATTCGGATGAAAAGGGGGTTAGCATGCAATATGTGCGCGTTCCAGAAT